TCAGGAACTCTTATCCAGAATTAAAGACAACAACAATTAAAACATGGCAAGAGTTATTTCCTGAAAACACTTTTGGTCCGATGTTATATACACCTCCGATTACTCACCATATACGCCTACCCTCCCGAGGTGATGCCGCTGGCATCGATTGTGAAGTAATCTTCTTAGCATTGGACCAACCTAAAGACGTACGTAAACTATTATCATTAGAGTTAACAGGAGCATGGGTCAATGAAGCAAGAGAATTACCAAAGGCTGTTATTGATGGTCTCACTCATCGGGTTGGTCGCTATCCTACACAACGGGATGGTGGACCGACTTGGCATGGAGTGTGGATGGATACTAACCCAATGGATGACGACCATTGGTGGTTCCGCCTAAGTGAGAAAGAACCGATCACGGGTAAGTATGGATGGGACTTCTTTAAACAACCTGGTGGCGTCGTAGAAGTATCACCTGAAGATTTACCTGATCATCCTGAAGCTAACGATCACATCTTTGCGGGTGGTCGTTGGTGGACCATTAACAGTAAAGCAGAAAACGTAAACAACTTACCAGGCGGATATTATAATCAGATGCTAGGGGGTAAAAATCTAGACTGGATCAGATGTTATGCAGAAGGTAAATACACATACGTTCAAGAAGGACGACCCGTATGGGCAGAGTATGATGATAGCGCAATGAGCAGTGCTGAAGTAGAATATGACCCAAGCTTACCTATTCATATTGGTCTTGACTTCGGTTTAACACCGGCAGCCGCAATCGGGCAACGATTAGCAAATGGTCGATGGGTAGTGTTACATGAAATTGTGACAGAAGATATGGGTCTGGAAAGATTTGGTCAACAGTTACTCGCTGAGATCAACGCTAAATATCCAAAAGCACAGATACTTGTTTGGGGCGACCCAGCGGGTATGCAACGTGATGCCATCTATGAAGTGACTGCCTTTGATTATTTAAGAACGCTTGGATTAAAAGCACAGCCAACTCCATCAAATAACTTTAGAGTCAGACGTGAAGCAGCCGCAGCTCCAATGCAAAGATTGATTGCGGGTAAGCCGGGACTCATGATACATACTTCTTGCAAACGATTACGTAAATCTTTGGCGGGCGGTTATCACTTTAAACGGGTCGCTGTCGGTGCTGGACAAGAACGATTTAAAGATAGTCCAAATAAAAATGAACATTCACACATTGGTGATGCATTTGGTTACTTACTTTTAGGCGGGGGTGAGCATAAACGCATGACTAAGTCAGGACTCAGTGCAAATACATTGATATCACAAACAGTTGTAAATACTGACTTCGATGTTTTTAACCAACGTTGATCAAATACTTAAACAGATGCCTGATGTGGATCATGGCTATTATTTACCTTTCCACGAAAGTCATCTATCAAACTTTCAAGGCATTTATGACTATGGATCTAAATCGCTTACGATTGAAGATCGAAAACGGCTTATTATATTTCAGTCTAACTGCGGTCCTTGTATTACTGCGTTCGTTAATAATCAGCCTGTCGCTATGTTTGGTCTTGTGTTTTTATGGAATGGAGTTGGTGAAGCGTGGTCGCTCTTTTCTGAGAAAGCTAGAAGATACCCAGTAGCTATGACAAAAGGTGCATTTGCATTCTTTGATAGCTGTCAGATATTATTTAATTTACATCGTATACAAATTACGGTAAAGTGTGAAGATAAAAGGGCTGTACGTTGGGCTAAAGGTCTTCGATTTATTGAAGAAGGTATTATGGTTGCCCATAGTGCGGATAAAGATGATACATACATGATGAGGAGAATTTAATGGGTGGTGCATTCGGTGGCGGCAAGCCAGATACATCAGCAGCTGAAGAGTCGTTACGCATGCAGCGTGAGGCAACAGCAAAAGCAAGAGAAACAGCAGAGCAAGAAAAGCGTGATTTAGCAGAGCAAATGTCAGCACAAAAACGAGCAAGAATGCGTGGAGGCAAAAGAATGTTATTGTCAGAATCTCGTCTAACACCTGAAACTGGATTAGATGAAGAAGAAAAAAAGACGTTAGGATAATCTATGGCAGCCCTTGACTTTGGTATGGCATTAGCAAGAGGTATGCTTCCTAAAGCTGAAACAGCACAAAAAGATTTATTGAATCTTGCTGGCGGTCGTAACATCTTTAAATCTGAAGACTGGTGGAACAAAGCCGTTGATGAGCAAATTAAATCTGGTTATCGAACCGTTGAAAGCCAAAACAAAGAGTTCCTAATGCCGACAGGTGAATATCAGCCTGGTAAAAAACAAACAAGTACATCTTATGGAACGTACTCACCATTATCGGGATGGCAAGCATTGAGTTATACACCTACTTATAGTCCATTCTTTGGTTATGGTGGCGGTGCATCAGCTAGAACATCAACAAGCTATGTTGCTCCAGAAGGTGCAATATTTACAGTTGATCCAAAGACAAAAGAGAAACAATATACATCACGATTCTATGATGTGTATGGATCTAAGCGTGAAGACTTTACTGCGGGTGAATTATCTGATATTGAACGATCAGCGGAGCGTGGAGCTGCCCAAGCTAAACGTGATACAGCAGCATCAAAAGCAAGTCGTAAAAGATTAGCAAGAGGTACAGGGGGTGTTGTGGCAAAAGCATTACTTCCAGGGGACACACCATCTACAGGGTTACCAGCTTTAGGTCAAACAGGGTTGGGATTTGGCACAACAACATTAGGTAAGGGATTAAAATTATGAGCGACAAAGAAATTAAATTTGGTAAAGATGGTAAACCTACAACCGAAACAATGGAGTATTTATTTAGAACTGATCGTGATAAGTTTTTAGAATATCAAGATGAATATTTTACTACCAAATCTAAGATGAAAGATAATCCGCTTAAAGACATACTTAAAGGTGCCATGAAAAAAAAGGAATCTAAATAATGGATAAAATGCAAAAGAAAGTGCGCAAAGTTATGAAAGAATATAAATCTGGCGCATTAAAATCTAGCTCAGGTCAGAAAGTAACTGATCGTAAACAAGCTGTAGCAATTGCAATGTCTGAATCTGGTCAAAAGAAAAAGGGATATTAATGAAGCCTAAAGGATTATATTACAACATGAATAAGCGTAAAAAAGAAGGTACGAGTCGGTCAAAAGAAGATTCTACGATTTCACCAAAAGCTTATAAAAACATGTTAGCTGGATTTCCAAAAAAGAAAAAATAAATGAAAATATATAATAGAGGGGCATACCCAACGCGAGATATTGAACAAGTCAGGCTGATTGAAGGTCATGGCTTTTCAACAGGATCATTGCGTACATTTGCTGATCCATTGCCAGCTACAGAAAGTATTGATATTGCCATTGCGTTTCCTAGTGGAGTCAATCCTGTATTTAGTATTTCAGGATTATGTAATGGTAATGCAATTGGTTATTTATATGAGAATGCAAACGTAACAGGTGGAACATCATTGCCAATTATTAATCGTAATCGAGCCAGTACGATTGTAAGTCAAGGTGTAGCCGTATTAAATCCAACAGTAGTGTATGTAGGTACACCCATCTTACAAGAAATACTTACTGGCGGTGTTGGTAAAAAAGGTGGTGGTGGTGAAGTAGGTGGTAATAACATTATTCTTAAAGGATTAACACCATACTTATTTAGATTAACTAATGCAGATACGAATAACAATCCGCATGCTGCTGAAATTATATTAAGTTGGACTGAATAATGGTCGCTAAGAAATATCAAAACCCTGAAGGTGGATTAAATGAAGCTGGACGTAAACACTTTGAAAATAAAGATGGTGGAGATCTTAAACCACCACAGAAATCTGGGACTGATGGTCGTCGTGTCAGCTTTGCTGCACGCTTCTCTGGTATGTCTGGTCCACTAAAAGATGAGAAGGGTAGACCCACTCGATTAAAAAAAGCATTACAAGCGTGGGGTTTTGGCAGTAAAGAAGCAGCACGTAATTTTGCAAACAAAAATAAAAAGGGATAATTATGGCTGAAATGTATATGCCGCGTCACATGATGACATTGTCAGAAGCAGAAAAGAATATTGTTAAATATCATCGTGACACTATTAAATCTGGAAAAGTTGGTCGAGATTCAGAAGGTCGTCCAGTTACTGTATATTCTACAGGCATTATTATTCCTGAAGGACCAAACAAAGGTAAATATGTTTCTGTTCCTGGATATGTAAGAGATTTGGGTAAAGTAATTACCAATGAAGATCAGTTGTATGATATTTGGAAAAAAGACATTGCAGCTGGTAAATTTCCAATATATAACAATGCTCAACAACTTAATAAAAGATCAGAAGAAATTCACACAATTATGGATCAAGAAGAGCAAGAAGCTATGCAATCAATGAAAAATCCAAGATTAAAAAACAGAGGACTATTAATGGGAGTAGGGAAATAATATGGTAGACATGATGAGATTAAAAGCTGAAGATGTTTTAAAAAGACATGAGAAGGCTTTAATTAAGAAAGAAGACTTTAGAAGTTTATATGAAGAATGTTATGAGTTTGCTCTACCACAACGTAACCTATACGATGGTCATTACGATGGTAAAGTAGGTGGAACGAAAAAGATGAATCGTGTATTCGATTCTACTGCAATTAATTCTACACAACGATTTGCTAACCGTATGCAATCTGGCATATTCCCTCCACAAAGAAAATGGTGTCGATTAGAACCAGGATCAGACATTCCAATGGATCGTCAGGCAGAAGCTCAAGCTGCATTAGATCTTTATAATGATAAATTATTTGATACATTAAAACAATCTAATTTTGATGTTGCTATTGGAGAGTTCTTACTTGATTTATCTGTAGGTACAGCTGTTATGATGATACAGCCAGGCGATGACTTAAGCGCAATTAACTTTATTCCAGTACCACAGTACTTAGTATCATTTGAAGAAGGTGCTAATGGTCAGATTGATAATGTTTACAGACGTATGCGCATGAAAGGCGAATCAATCCAAAGGCAATGGATGGATGCAAACATACCAGCAGATTTGCAAAAAAAGATTAATGATAAACCAACAGATGATGTTGAGCTAATTGAAGCAACTATTTTTGATCAAAAGCGTGGTGATTATTGCTACCATGTAATTCACAAAGAATCTAAAACAGAGATCGTGTACAGACGTATGAATTACAGTCCTTGGATTGTATCACGTTATGCTAAAGTCGCTGGTGAGATCTATGGTCGTGGTCCATTAATTACTGCACTGCCTGATATTAAGACATTAAATAAAACATTAGAGTTAGTATTAAAGAATGCATCTTTAGCGATTGCTGGCGTTTATACAGCTGCTGATGACGGTGTATTAAATCCTAATACAATTAAAATTGTTCCTGGAGCGATTATTCCAGTAGCACGTAACGGTGGTCCACAAGGTGAATCACTCAGACCATTACCACGTGCGGGTGACTTCAATGTCTCTAACATTGTGATGAATGATTTACGTATGAATATCAAGCGTATTCTTCTTGATGAATCATTACCACCAGACAACATGTCAGCTCGATCAGCAACAGAAGTTGTAGAACGTATGAAAGAATTATCACAGAATTTAGGTTCTGCTTTTGGTCGCTTGATTAATGAAACAATGATTCCATTAGTATCCAAAATACTGCAAGTGATGGATGAACGTGGTATCATTGCATTACCACTAAAAGTGAATGGTTTAGAAATTAAGATTGCACCAGTAGCTCCATTAGCCATGGCACAGAATATGGATGATGTGCAAAACATTTTACAATATGCACAGATTGCACAACAAGCTGGACCAGAAGGTGCAATGACTATTAAGATTGACGAAATGATGGATTACATTGCTGAGAAATTAGGCGTACCACAACGATTACGACCAACACCAACTGAGCGTGCAATTATGAAAGAACAAGCATCACAAATGGCACAGATGGCACAGCAGCAAGAAATGGCCATGATGCAACAACCACAAGGATAATAATGGCTGGATGGGAAGATTTACAAGAAGCATTGCCTCTTGAAAAAGGTGATGGTCTACAAAAGCGAGATGATTTAGATCGTCTTTGTTTACGTGTCCTAGGGGGTGAGGACGGGGAGAAGTTAATGAAATGGCTGCGTGAAGCAGTTGTTGAGCAACCTGTTGCCTTGCCAGGTAGCGATCCAAGCTACGCATTTTACCGTGAAGGACAAAATTCAATAGTTAAGGATTTAGAAGCAAGGCTAATTAGAGCAAGGAAATTATAATGGAAGAAACACTCGAGCCTAGTGTGGATCAAGAAAGCACTGGCCTACTCGATGGAGCAAGTCCAGAAGTCGAAGAAGCTAATGCTGAGAGTCCACAAAAAGTAGAAATAGATCATCGTGATCCTGAAGAATTAAAAGCCAAAGCAGAATTTGCGGCTGAGTCTGAAGATAATGAACCACTAGAACGACCTGATTGGTGGCCTGAAAATTTCTGGAAAGCAGATGAAGATGCTCCAGATTTAGAAGGCATTGCTAAATCATGGATGGACTTACGTAAACAAATCTCTCAAGGTAAGCACAAGGCGCCAGCAGATGGTAACTATGATTTATCTGCATTTGGTCCTACACCAGAAGATGACCCATTACGTAACCATGTTGTGACCTGGGCATCTAAGTATGGTGTGAGTCAAGCTGCGTTAGATGATCTTGTTAGTGAAGTTGTAGAAAGTAACATGCTTAATGCAGAAACTCAACAAATTAACTTAGAACAAGAGCGTAAATCTTTAGGCCCTAATGCTGATGTTAGAATTAATGGTATTGTAAAATGGGCATCTAGTTTAGTTCAAAAAGGCGTTTGGGGTGAGGATGACTTTGAAGAGTTTAAAGTAATGGGTGGTACTGCAAAAGGTATTGCTGCATTAGAAAAACTGAGAGCATCTTATGAAGGTCGACTTCCTGTCGAAACTACTCCAGTCGAAGGCGCACCATCTAGAGAAGAGTTATATCAAATGGTAGCAGATCCTAGATATCAATCTGATCCATCCTACCGTCAAAAAGTCGAAAGAGCATTTGCTCAAAATTTTGGCTAAAATTGCTTGACAATAGGCTTTGTTCCCATGTAAAATCGGGAATGAGGCCTATTACATATTCATGTAACCCTTAAACGCAAGTAGTCTTGTCGACTGGCTATCGTTAATAGCAAGCACGGCCCAGACATCTCTGGCACACCACAGCGATTAATTTACTTTTATTAATTACTAAGGAGCTAATAATGGCTATTGGATTATCTAATGCTTTTGTTACCCTATTTGATGCCGAAGTTAAACAGGCTTACCAAGCTAAAGCGCAGTTAGTTGGCGCAGTAAGACAAAGACGTGGCGTTGAGGGTTCAACAGCAAAATTCCCGAAAGCGGGTAAAGGCGTAGCAACATTACGTATTCCACAAACAGACGTAACACCATTGAATGTGGATTTTTCACAAGTAACAGCAACAATGGAAGATTGGAATGCAGCAGAATATTCCGACATCTTCATGCAACAAAAAGTTAACTTTGACGAAAGACAAGAATTAGTACAAGTTGTTGCTAATGCTATCGGTCGTCGTCAAGACCAACTTATTATTGATGCTTTAACAGCATCTTCAACATCAAACACTGTTTCTAATGACATCGGTGGTACTGACTCTAACTTAAACTTAGACAAGCTTTTAGCTGCTAAGAAAGCTTTAGATAAAAACAACGTACCTCCACAAGATCGTCACATGGTAATTCATGCTAATTCTTTAGCTGCATTACTAGGCGAAACAGAAGTTACTTCATCTGACTACAACTCAGTTAAAGCTTTAGTATCTGGAGAAATCAATACATTCTTAGGTTTCAATTTCCATGTACTTGGCGACAGAGTTGAAGGTGGTTTAGCTGTTGACGGTTCTTTAGATAGAACTATCTGGGCATTCCACAAAGATGCAGTTGGCTATGCTGAAGGTATGGGTCCTAAGACAGAGATCAATTATGTTCCAGAAAAAACATCATTCTTAGTGAATGCTATGTTTTCAGCTGGTGCAGTAGCGATCGATGCTGAAGGTATTGTTCAAATCACATGTCGTGAAGCTTAATAAGGAGATAACACATGGCTTATAATAAAGACAATCTACAACCGATAGGTGGTCAGTCTAAAGCTGGTAATGCTCCTCAAATGTGGAGCTATACAGCACCTGGCACTGATGCACTTGCTGATATCAATACATCAGGTTACTTCAATGACGCATCATCAGTATTAAAAGTTGGTGACTTAATTCATGTATGGGATGCTTCTGTGCCTACATCGTCTTTAGTTACTGTACTTTCTAATGCTTCTGGCGTAGTTGATGTATCTGACGGTACAGCACTATCAGTCGCAGACGCTGACTAAGTTGTAATATATTGCAGAAAGGTAGGTACTTCGGTGCCTACCTATTTGCACATTTAAAGGAAAGAAAATGGCTACAGGTGATACCGATATCAAAATATGTTCCGATGCATTACTAATGCTTGGTGCTAATCCTATATCATCATTTACTGAAGGCACAGATGAATCTAATATCTGTTCTAGACTTTATCCAGATATTAAAATTAGAACATTAACCATGTATCCATGGTCATTCTCATTCAAAAAAACTGCATTAGCAAGATTAGTGACTACCCCAACTAATGAATACAAATATGAATATCAACTACCCTCTGACATTATTGGGAGACCTAATGCTGTATATGATGCAGATGAGATAGGCTCACCAAAACGCAGAGAGTATCGTCTTATAGGTAGTAAATTATTAACAGATTATGAAGAAGTATATATAGATTATCAATATAATATTTCTGAATTTGCATTACCACATTACTTTGTACAATTACTAAAATATGAAATGGCTTGGCATTTAGCTATGCCAATTACTGATCAACCTGATCGTGCAGAATATTGGAGAACAGTTGCAGAAGGTACTCCAGGTGAAAATGGTCGTGGTGGTTATATGAGACAAGCAATGAGGATTGATGGCCAAGGCAATCCAACAAATGCAATACAAGATTTTTCATTAATTGATGTGAGGTATTAATGGCTAGGTTTGTTGATATTCAAACAAACTTTACCAGTGGAGAGTTAGATCCACTAGTACGTTCTCGTATTGATTTAGATTCATACAAAAATGGCTTGCAAACAGCTCGCAATGTTATATGTCAACCACAAGGTGGCGTGCATCGTAGGCCAGGAAGTAAGTTTTTAGCTGAACTAGGTGGCAGTCCAGAAAATGGTGTACGTCTTGTGCATTTTGAATTTTCAGTTAGCGATAGTTATATGTTGGCTTTTACCAACAATCGCATGTATATTTTTAAGAATAAAGTATTGCAAACCGATATTAATGGATCAGGTGATAATTACCTAACAACCACTATTGCAAGTGCTAGATTAAATGCAATGTGTTTTACACAGTCAGCAGATACATTGATTGTTGTAGACGAAGATATGGCTCCAAAAAGAATTACCAGAACAAGTGACACGAGTTGGTCTATTTCTGATATTCCATTTAACTCTATTCCACAATATGCTTTTACTTTATCAACAAGCAATCCAGCTGCTACGTTAACTCCTAGTGATGTAACAGGAAAAGTAACGCTCACTGCCAGCACATCAGTATTTACAGCAGCTCATGTTGGACAATATATTAATGCTGAACCGCAAGGTAGAGCTAGAATTGTTGAATATGTTAGTGCAACAAAAGTCAATGTAGTCACAGAGTTTCCATTTTTTGGAACAACAGCAATTGCTTCAGGTGACTGGGAACTAGAAACAGGTTATGAAGATGTATGGTCAGCATCAAAAGGATGGCCAAGATCTGTGACTTTCCATCAAGGTCGATTATTCTTTGGTGGGTCTAAATCAAGACCATCAACAATATGGGGATCTAAAGTAGGATTGTTTTTTGATTTTGAACCAGTAGAAGGATTAGATGATGATGCTGTTGAGGCTACTCTCGATACTAATACTTTTAATGCTATCATTGATCTTATTAGCGGTAGAGATCTACAAATATTTACATCAGGTGGTGAGTTCGCTGTTATTCAAGAAGGTTTAACACCGATTACGCCAACAAGTTTTTTTGTATCCAATACATCAAGAAATGGTATCAAAGAAGGTGTGCGTGTCAAACAGCTAGAATCTGGTGTGTTATTTATACAAAGACAAGGTAAACAATTAGCTGAGATTGCATACTCTGATACATTCTTAACTTATGTCACTTCTAAAATCTCATTACTGTCTGGTCATTTACTGAAAGGTCCAAAACGCATGGACTTGCGTCGTGCAGTAAATACTGATGAAAATGATTTACTATTTATTGTTAATGAAGATGATGGCTCAATGGCCGTGTTCTCTTTATTACGATCACAAAACGTTATTGCTGCATCTGAATTTACCACAGTAGGTAGCTATTTAGATGTAGGTGTGGATATTACAGATATTTATACTATTGTTAAACGGGATGATAATGGTACAGATAAATACTATGTTGAGGTGTTTGTGGAAAATCTACTAACTGACAGTGCAGTTATAGGCGGAGCAGTGGCAAGCTTGGATGCATCACATATTGATGGTTCCACAGTGAATGTGCTGTCAGATGGTTTAGTTGAGGAAGATCAGACAGCTGATAGTGCCGTGACTTTTACTAATACTCCAACAACTTCGTGTGAAGTTGGTTTACCAATTAGTGTAGAAGTCAAGACTATGCCTATCGATTTAAGAGTGGTAGGTGGAACTCGTATTGGATTTAAAAAACGTATTGTAGAAGTAAATGCATTGTTATATGAAACACAAAATATTGTCATTAATGGTAATTTAGTACCTATTCGTAGCTTAGGTATTAATGCATTAGATAATACAGTACCAGAGTTTACAGGAACAAAGGTATTGCATGGTATACTTGGGTATAGCAATGAAGGACAGATTACAGTTACACAATCTGCTCCATTAAAAATGACATTGCTTGGTTTAGAATATAAAGTAGCAACACATCAAGGAACTTAATTATGGGAGCAGCAGTACCCTTCGCTGGGGCAACGATGACAGGAATGGGAGGCGCAGCAGCTACAGCTGGAACAGTAGCCGCTATATCTGCACCTATTGCTAGTGTTGGTGCGTCTATGATGATGAACCCAGCAATTCTTTCACCTGGCGGTGGCGGATTGTTAGCTGGATTTGGCACAGCCTTTGATCTGTATAACAAATATTCTGGATTAATATCAGCTGGATTTTCAGGATTGCAAGCCGTAGGCGCATACAATCGTGGCCAGTATATTGAGCAACAATATCAACTGCAAGCAGAACAGATGCGTGTAGATCAAGAAATTAACAGGCTTAATATATTAAGAGCAGCTAACGATAAAACACGCGAATTAATTGCAACTAATGCAAGTGTTTTAGCTACAGGGTTTGCAGCGGGTGTCAATGGATTAGATGGTTCAGTAAAGCTTGTCACAAAGAAAAATGAAGAACGTTATTTACGTGATTTAAGTGCGTTAGAATTTAGTAGTATGTCATCTGAATTGTTTGAAGATGCGCAATATTCATTACTTAATGCTGCTGCTGATCAAGCTGTCAATGGTTCTAAATTTGACGCTCTATATCACATTGGCAATGCGTATAGTATTTACAATCAAACGAAGGTTCCAACATGGGCAAGTTAAAACAATATCAGTCATCTGGCATTACAATGACTGGCATGCAACAATTTACTAATGCACCTATTCAAGAATCACTTGCAGCAAATGAACGTCTTGATAGATTTTTAACTTCTGCTGGTACAAAATTTCTTGAACAAGCAAATGTTTATGCAAGTGAACAAGCAGTTAAAGATGCTATTGCTAATCCAATTACAAAAGAACAAATAGATCAAGCACGTCAAACGGGTGGTAATCCAATTGATGAGTTTTTAAAAGGTGGTAAAACTTATAATGATGCAATTAAGGACGTTTTAAGTCAACAAATTGCTGGAGAGTTAAGACTAGAGTTAGATCAAACTAGTGCAGATATTTTAGAGCAAGTGCGTCTCGGAAAGATTACTAATCAAGGCCAAGTTTTACAAAAATTACAAGAGCCTATTTCTGCTCATGTTGAGTTTTTAAGTGGGATTAATCCTAAAATTGCTGAAGGTTATGGCGCACAAGCAACTGCATCTGCACGTAACTATCTTAATCAAGCAGATACATTAATACGTAATCAAGAAGAAGAAAAGCGTGTATTTAATGCTGAGTTGATGAAAGTCAATGTAGAACGTGATTATCAAAACTTTTTACTTGCTTATCCTAATGCCACATTAGAACAAAAACAACAATACAAAGATGTTATCCAGCAAATGGCAAGAGACATGTCATTTAGCGGTACACGTCAACAAGTAAAATTAGCGCAACAATTAGCTGATGGATTACAGTTTATTGATGATGGCCATCATGCAAAAGCTATTGCACAAAAATACAGAGGCAAAAGTATCTTAGAAGTTTTAAATGCATTACCAAAAGATAAATCATCTGAAGCAAGTTATTACATGCAGTCTACAGATAAAGATAGATTTGCAAAGTTAATTAACAATGAACTGTCATATATTAACTCAGAGATTGCAGCTCGAGACAAGATCGCACAAAGAGAATTAAGATTAATTAATGATAATTATTTGGCAGAAGGTCAGCGTATTCCTCCAGCTAAAATTAAAGAAATGTATGCGCTAGTTGGGCCTGGATCTGATTTGATAGACCAAATTGATCTTATGGTTAAACAATCAACTCAAATTGAACAGCTTAATAAAACAAGTTTACCTGAATTAGCAGCAGAGCGAGATGAATTATTAGCAATAAAAATTGATCCTAATAAAGACTTAACAATAGATCAAAATCAAAGATTAAGCATATTAGAACCGTATGTAAAAAATATGGTTGTTGCTTTAAAAAATGATCCTGTTGGCTTAATAGGCAAGCGTGATGGAAACTTTGAAGAGTTAAATTTAAATGATCCTGATTTGGCAAACAAAGTTCTAGCAAGAAAGCAACTAGTAGAACGCAATGCTGACAAGTATGGTATTAGCGATCTTGATAAAGATATGCTGTTATTTACTAAAGATGAGGTTAATGCATTTGTAAATACATACAAACTCTCTGATGCTCAAACTAGAATAGCTATGTTACAAGTATTAGATGACCAGTTTGGTGCAGATAACTCAGCTGCGTTAGTTCAATTAGTTCAAGGCGGCTTACCTACAACTGCGGAATTATCATCTTATTTTAGCAATCCAACATTAACTGCTAAGTTTATGAGCTTTGATGATGAGGAAGAACAAAAACGCTTAATAACCGTAGCTAAAGAAAAAAATACTACATATATTGAAATTCGTAGAGAAATTGCTAATCAACTTGCAGCTTTTGACAATGTTGTTATGTTACAAAATCCAATGAATAAAAGTATTGCAACACAAAAATTAGATAATATTAAAGATGCATTAACTTACTTAGCCATTAGTGAAATGCAATCAGGTAAATCATTAAGTAATTCTGTTAAAGACGCAGCTGGAACATTAACAAAAACTTTTCAACTTAAAGATACTTATTATGTTCCTACAAAATATAATAGTAAAGAGATTGACCCAGATAATATTATTGCCAAAGCAGAGCGTATTAAAGATATTCATTTAGCAGATTTTAATGCAGTCCCATTTGGCTCATTTCTAAATATTGTAGATGAGAAAGAGCGTGATTTAGAGTTTAGAACTCAAATGGTAGAGAATGGTAAGTGGCAAAACACTGCTGATGGTACTGGATTAATCTATGGTATTACTATGGCTGATGGTTCTTTTGGTCCGATACAAAATGCAAATGGTAATTTCTTAACATTTAAATTTGACGATGCAAGCATGGTTGTACCATTTACTAACATAGACATTACAGTTCCAAAAGGCGAAACAGTAATTGAAAGAATAGGGCGTAAGAAACAGGCGCAAAAAAGATTAACTATGCCAGCCGATGAACTGAGAATTCTAGAAGAGAAAAAAGCTAGAGGCAAGCGAGTCTTTGGCTTAGAGGATTAATATGGCTCAAATAGGATTTGGTCTTGAGATTAATACATCAGTACAAGAATCTGGTTATGATCAATATATTGTAGGCCTTGGTGATGTTTTAAAAGCAACCGCTAAAGAGACATGGGCAAGAAATCCACTAGAATCTACACAAACATTAATTGAATTACAACGTGCAAAACAAAATGAGAATAGCCCTCTTGTTCCTAAAGATCAACTCAATAAAGAATATGGTGAGCTAGGCTTATCATTTGAAGAAGATGAATACCAATCTGTTGTTGACTTAATGGTTGAAGAGAAGCAAGCAGAACGTGAAAGACAAGCTATTATTGCACGAGGCCCACAAGGTTTTGGTGTTGGTGTAGCTAAGTTTGCAGTAGGTTTAGGTGTAAGTATGCTAGATCCTATTAACGTAGCATCAGCATTTATTCCAGTTGTTGGTCAAGCACGTATGGCACAAATGGTAGCCAAGCAAGGATTTACTCGAGCTAGGTTTGCTAAAGGTGTAATAGAAGGTGCTGTCGGTGCCGCAGTTGTAGAACCTATTGTTGCATTAGCCGCAAGTGAATTACAAGCAGATTATGGATTAGCAGATAGTTTTTTAAACATTACCTTCGGATCAATCCTTGGTGGTGGATTACATGTAGCTTCTGGAAAACTATCAGATCTTGCGATTAGAACAGAGTTTAAAGCAAAGGTAAGACGAGCCAGAGAGGAATTAGGTATAGATTCACCTAACTTAAGAGATGCTGAGATCAATCTATATAAAGCATACTATCCAGAAAACTCTGCTGTCATGAGAGATCTAGAAAGAACTGATCCGCTGACTAGAAAAACATTGCTTGAAAAATCATTGAATGACTTGTTGTTAGAAAAGGAAGTTGATGTATCACCGATTGTAGATGCTGACTCTACATTAAAACAATCATCTGATACTTCTGCTAAACCAAATAACAGAGTTAAACCAGAAAAAACAAAGATTGACCAACAAGAAAAAACTGCTGTTAATAATACAGTCAATAAAACAGAATCAGACTTTGATATTGAAATAGAAAACTTAACGAAGAGACTAGAAGAGAAACGTCAAGCACGTCCAGAGTTAAGATTTGATGAAGATGCAAAAGAGATTCAAGCCGCATCAGAAGCACTTGATGAAGCACAAGCTAAGTCTACTGATTTAGAAGCAGCAATTAAAGATTTAACCAATTGTTTAAACGGAAGATAAGATGGCAGATAAATGTTTATTAAGAGTTGAAAAGTTACTAGACAAGTCATCTATCGGCTTTGTTGAAAAAGATGAGATTCTGAATCAAATTAAGATCGCACAAGCTGAGCTTAAACTAAGTAGCATTGATGAAATTAACGTTGATAAAGTTGCTAAAGACGTACAAGCTCAGATTGTATTACAACGTAAAATCAATAAACGTAATGCTATTGAAGATGAAATCAAAGGAAGAGAGTTAGTTGATTACGTGTTAGATGAGTTTCCAGACAATCCACAAGAAGGATTAACAGCGATTCTGGTTGGCTCAACTGATCAGAAGAAAGGGGCTAGGGCCTCAGCAGCAGTTCAACAGCATGCGGCAGTCAATCAATTGATTAATGGATTTCCTAAAAAGCTTAGAGATGCTGGTGTAGAGAAGTTATTTGCTAATGCCGACAGAAATACTCAATTAAGAATTGCTAGAACATGGTATGAATTAGCACAACAACCGACTAAAGCAGAAGCCGATGCTGGAGTTAAACCGAAAGTCACAGAAAAGAATCCAGAGATTGTAAAGATTGCAACGATTATGCATGAATACTCTGAGATGGTCAGGCAACAACTTAATGATCGTGGTGCAAACATTCCTAAACTTTGGGGTTATGTGGTCAGACAATCTCATGATCCATATCTTGTGCGTGATGCAGCAAAGGTATTAGGCAAACAAGATGTACCGACAGATCCAGCATTAGCTAATAAATACGATCAAAACTATAACAAGAACTTTGCTGCCTGGAAGGATTTTGTTATGGATAAATTAGATAAAGATAGAACATTTGCTGATACAGACAACATTGATGAGTTTATGTTGTTTGCATACAACTCTCTTGTGCGTAATGAAAGCTTAAAATCTAATGGTGCTGAGTTTACTTTTGGTGCAAGGCCAACAAAAAACGTTGCTAAATCAGCAGAGATGAAACGAGTCTTACACTTTAAAGATGCAGACAGTTGGTTTGAATATAATGAAATGTTTGGTGTTGGTAACTTGAATGAATCATTCTTTTCTGGCTTAACAACTGCTGGTCGTAACATTGGTATTATGGATACATTAGGAACCAAGCCCGCACAGAACTTTGAGAAGATTAGAAAAGCTGTAGCAACACGTATGGCCCAGCAAGGTAAAGATGCTGGTAAAGTATCTAGTGGTCAATACAAGAAATACATGGACGTTATTGATGGTACTATCTATTCTGTTGAAGGATTTGCATTAGCCAGATGGTCAGCTATAGCTCGTACTGTGGCTAGTACAGCTAAGCTTGGTGGAGCTGTCATTAGTGCTGCATCTGACTTAGCTCAGTATGGTGCTGAAATGAGATACCAAGGTCGAGGTTTTTTGAGTGGTATGGCTGAAGCATTAGGATCGTTGTTCAGATTAAAAAGCAGTAAAGATAAGAAAGAGATTGCAGAAGCTTTAGGCTTTATGGCTGACAATACCATATATGACATATCAGGACGATTCCAGGTTGGTGATAACTTATCTAAAGGTTGGACGAATGTCCAAAGAACATTCTTTAAATACAACTTACTATCTTGGTGGACTAATACTCTCAAAGAAGGTGCAATGTTAAGCATGGCAAATTACTTTGCTAAACAAAAGAACCTCCAGTTTGATCAATTAAATCCATCATTAAAGAATCTATTCAATCAATATAACATTGATGCAGCACGCTGGGATGTTATTCGATCAGTCGCTATGGAAAGATCTGCTGATGGCAAAGAGTTTATTAGCATTAGAAACTTAGATAATATTACTGATCAACAAGCATTAAATATTGCTGGATTGAAACAGGCAAGTGAACGTGAGATTAGAATCATCAAAGAAAAGTTTAAATCATCTGTGTCTGGTATGTTATTAGATAGGTCTACTTACGCTGTGATTGAACCAGATGCAAAGATTAAAGCAAAGATGACTCAAGGATTGTTAGCGGGTACATACCTTGGTGAGGCTATTCGTTTTATCGGACAGTTTAAAGCATTCCCAATGTCTATTGTATACAAAACATTATCTAGAGAAGCATCATTCTGGAGAGCGGGCAATAAAGCTAGAGCAATTAGTGGTGTGTCTTCAGTGTTAGTAACATCTGCTTTACTTGGATATGTATCCATGACTGCTAAAGACATACTCAAAGGCCGATCTGCACGTGATCCATTAAAAGCTAAAACATGGACAGCCGCATTTTTACAAGGTGGTGGTTTGGGTATATATGGTGATGTGTTATTCCAGGAAACAAGAAGTGGTGCAGACATTGCAGCAAGTATGCTTGGCCCAGTCCCATTAAGTGCATTTGATGTGTTGCAAGGAATTAAATACGGAGTTAGTGGTGAAGGTGATAAAGCTGCACGACAAGCGTATCGAGTGATATCTACCAATATACCTTTCTTAAACCTGTTCTATACTAAAACAGCATTTGATTATCTTATTGGATATCAAATGATGGAGACTATGAATCCAGGTGTATTAAAGAGAATGGAGAAAAGAATGGAAAAAGACTACAATCAGGAGTTTTTATTGACTAAACCATCGCAACAATTTACAGGTTTTTAGCATTATCAGATATCACTTAGTGGATATTTTATATTAACAAGAGTAAAATATAGTAGAGGATTATTATGGCAATCGACATATCAAGCACAACGAGACGTATAGTTTACACTGGTTCAGCTGGTGTAGGCCCTTACGCATTTGAATTCGAAGTATTAGCACAGACTGACATTGCTGTATACTTTAACTACACAGAACTTACTCTAACCACAGACTATACTGTATCCATTGATGGAGATGGAACTGGATCTGTTACGATTGTGACTGGCACTAATGTTCCTAGCACGCCTACTGCGTCTGATCGAATTACAATCATTGGCGATAGAACAATTCAAAGAACAACAGACTTTACAACTGGTGGTCCACTCTTCGCTACATCCTTGAACGATGAGTTTGATAGCCAAACAATCTTTGTACAACAAGTTCAAGAACAATCTGATCGTGCATTACGTGCGCCTAATACAGATCCTACTACAGTGAATATGACATTGCCAAACAATGTGGATCGTGCTAACAAAACATTAGCGTTTGATGCAGATGGTAATCCAACCATTGGTGAACAAGTTGGTGACTACCGTGGAAACTGGTCATCTGGCGTTGAATACAATAAGCGTGACTTAGTTAAAGACACAAGCAATGAAAACGTTTACATCTGTCTTACTGCACACACATCTTCAGGATCATTACCGATTGACTCTAATGCAGATGCTGCTAAATGGGCAGTGCTGGTTGATGCTGAATCAGTACAAGATATTGCAGATGCAGCAGAAGCAAGTGCCACAGATGCAGAAGCCGCACAAACAGCAGCAGAAGCCGCACAAGCTTTAGCCGAAACTGCACAAACAGCCGCAGAGTTAGCACAGACTGGAGCAGAGACTGCTGAAACAAATGCAGAGACTGCACAGACTGGAGCAGAAACAGCACAAGGATTAGCAGAGGCCGCACAAGCAGCGGCTGAAGCCGTGTTCGATAACTTTGATGATGCATACCTTGGTGCTAAAGCTAGTGATCCTACATTAGACAATGATGGTAATGCATTAGCCGATGGCGCATTATACTTTGATACAACAAACAATGTCATGAAAGTATATGACCTTGGCACAACAACTTGGTATCAACTTACACCTTCTGTAGAAAATCAAACTAACATCAATACTGTTGCTGGCATTAGTGCTGACGTTACTACAGTCGCTGGCATTGAATCAGATGTCACTACTGTTGCAGCAGATGGAACTGACATAGGCACAGTAGCTACGAACATTGCTGATGTAAATACTGTAGCTGGAATCAGTGCAGATGTGAGTGCCGTTGCAGCGAATGAAACTAACATCAATGCAGTCAACGCAAACGAAACAAACATTAACACTACCGCAACTAACATAGCTAATGTGAATACCACTGCAACTAATATAGCTAACGTGAATACCACTGCAACTAATATAGCCAATGTCAATACGACCGCAACCAATATTGCAGATGTTACAACAGTAGCTGGCATTAGTGCTAATGTTACAACTGTCGCTGGACTCTCATCTGATATTACAACAGTTGTTGCTGATGCAGCTGACATAGGTACAGTGGCTGGATTATCAACAGAGATCACAGCACTTGGTCCTATCAGTGATGACATTACAACTGTTTCAGATAATGTATCTGATGTAGTGACATTTGCAAATACATATTTAGGTGCAGCATCTTCTGCTCCAACCACATCTACAACTGGTGCTTTATATTACAACACAGTTGATGAGCAACTTTATGTATGGGATGGATCTGCATGGCAAGCTGCTGCATTCTCAGCATCAGGAGCAGTAACTTCATTTAACACCAGAACAGGTGCTGTAACACTTACTGCAACTGATGTTAATACAGCATTAGGATCTGATGCTGTACTAGATTCAGACATAGGATCAACAGTCCAGGCATATGATGCAACCATACTTAAGTCAGCAGACATTGGTACAAGTGTACAAGGTTACGATGCTGATACGGCTAAATACGATGACACTACTGCTAACTTTACAGGTACTCTTCAGAATGGTGGTAGTAATGTTCTAGTCGATACAGATATTGGATCTACTGTTCAGGCCTATGATGCAAATATATTAACTTCATCAGACATCGGATCCACAGTACAGGGCTATGATGCAACTATCGTAGTTGATGCTGACATCGGTGTAACTGTTCAAGGATATGATGCAGACACAGCTAAGTATGATGATGTTACTGCAAACTTCACAGGAAACTTACAACAAGGTGGTGCTAATGTTTTAACTGCAAACCAAACAATCACATTGTCAGGTGATGTGTCAGGAAGTGGAACTACATCTATTGCAGTAACTATTGCAGACGATTCACACAATCACATTATTAGTAATGTTGATGGATTACAAACAGCACTAGATGGCAAGCAACCATTAGATGCAGACTTAACTGCTATTGGTGGATTAGCAAACACTGACGGAAACTTTATTGTTGGTAATGGATCAACATGGGTGGCAGAATCAGGTGCTACTGCGAGAACATCATTAGGCCTAGGATCTCTTGCAACATTAAATGAAGTAAACGCATCTACAATTGCAGACAACTCTGTTGGTGCAGATGAATTAAATGTATCAGGCAATGGTACTGCTGGACAATACCTTGCGTCTGATGGTGACGGAACAATGACATGGACTACTTTAGCAGCTGGTGGTGGCTTTAGCAACATAGAAGTTTTTACCTCACCAGGCACATGGACAAATCCAGGAACAGTAGAAAAAGTTAAAGTGACAGTAATTGGTGGTGGTGGTGGTGGTGGTTTACAAGGAACCTTTGGACCTACACCAGCTCCAATGGCTGGACAAGGAGGAGGTGGAGGTGCTGGTGGAGCAGCTATAGAAGTTGTACCGTTTCCTAGTGCCACTAACGTAACTGTTACAATTGGATCAGGTAGCACTGGAACAGGCGGTACTTCTTCATTTGGAGCTTATTGTTCTGCAACTGGTGGAGGTGCTGGAGGTACATATATAGGTGGGACTGGAGGTGCTGGTTCTGGTGGATCGATCAATATAGATGGTCAAGCTGGTAGTGCTGGTGTGGTGACATTTCCAGGTCCGCAAACAGGTCCTGGTGTTACTCAAGGAGGAGGTACTGGTGGATCTTCTATATTAGGTGGAGGTGGATTGTCACGTAATAGTGGGGGATTATATGGCGGAGGTGCTGGTGGAGCTTCAGCAACATCTTTACCCGCTCCTAATAGAACAGGTGGTGGTGGTGTAGTAATAGTGGAATATTAAGGATAAATTATGGCAAAAAAAGCATTAATTAGCACAACAGAAATTTCTAATGTTACTTGGATTTCCTCTTGGACATGGAATACAGAAACACAACAATATGATCCAAATTATTCTACAATAGAAGATACTATGAGAGTTGCAGAAGTTGTTGATGCAAACAAAACATTTGAAACTTATTCGACATTAATATGGGTAGATTGTCCAGATGAGTGTATGGCAGATGTATGGTATTACAAAGATGGATCATGCTATACTAAACAGGTTGATGAACCATATCCAGAATAACAATATATTATGTATCAAACAAGCATTGATAGTTTTCAACAAAACAGTTATGTACATTTAAAAAGCTTTTTAGACGAACAAAACTGTGCAGAATTAACACAAGCATTAAAAGATTTAGTTGTAAACGGACGTACAGTAAAAGATATACAATGCCCAAAGTCAGAAGCTGTACATGGAACACAGACATTTGACCAGTTGTTAGTAGACTTATTACCACACTTTGAAAAACATTGTGGTAAAAGATTATATCCAACTTATTCATACGCAAGATTATATGCTCCTGGTGACGAACTTGTAAAGCATAAAGACAGACCAGCCTGTGAAATATCAGCAACCATTACACTAGGTTTTGAAGGTGACGTATGGTCTATCTACATGGAAGGTAACAAAGTAGATATGCAAGTAGGTGATGCCGTTTTGTATCGTGGCATGGAAGTTGAGCATTGGCGAGAAAAGTATACTGAAGGTCAATGGCAAGCACAAGTATTCTTACATTATGTAGATGCTGATGGACCACATGCTGAATGGAAGTATGATAAACGTCAGTCATTAGGTGTCTCTAAAAATACACTTACTGAACGAACATTAACTAATTGTGCTGTATTTGATAATCATTTGTCTCATGACTTTTGCAATAACTTAATTAACACATACTCACAAGACAGTATAAATAAAGAACCACCATACATTGGTAACAATACTGGAGAAATAGATAAAACAATTAGAGATGTTAAAAGAGTTATACTGCCACAAAATGTAGGCATTGGTGCCACACTAACATCAACAGGATTAAATGCAAACCAGTATTGGTGGCAATATCATATAACTCATTCTAATCAAACTGAGTTATTAATATATAAACCAGAAGGACATTACACTCAACATGTAGATACGTTTCATAGTCATAGTGAAGAGACAAGAAAGCTCACATGCTTGGCATTTTTGAATGATGATTATGAAGGTGGTAAGTTTTTTATTAACGCTGATGGTAGAGTATTTTATCCACCACAAAGCAAAGGAACTGTGTTAGTATTTCCTAGTTATATGATACATGGTGTTGAGCCAGTAACAACAGGAACTCGATACAGTGCCGTAACATGGTTAGTAGGACCATACTTTAAATAGGATTGATGATGACACCAGACGAAAAGCTAGCAGCCCACGAGAAGTTATGTGCAGAACGATATGCAACATTGCACTATCGTCTTGATCGTCTTGAAGCTATGCTTGGTAAACTTATTTGGGGATGCATGACTGGCTTCGGTGCTATTGTAATATCTGTTATTGTTGGCAAAATATAATGTTAACAAGACTATGTCAAATGTTAAGAAGGGGAATACAAAATGTGGATGATCTATATACTCATAGTTATCTTGATACTCGTGGCCTACGAAGTTATCCGAAAGCCAAGCGTAAGCATGATCAAGAGTGTCCTTATAAAGTTGAGCGATTGGTTGAAGGCGATTGCATCTAAATGATGTGGGGTCCAATCATATCAGTCGTTAGTTCTGTCTTAGATAAAGTAATACCCGATAACAATGCCAAAGAGAAAGCAAAGGCAGACATTGAAAAAGCTCTTATCGACAATGCAGCACAGATTAATCTCGCTCAGGCTGAGACGAATAAGATCGAAGCTAATCATCGCAGCGTGTTTATTGCTGGTTGGCGTCCTTTCCTTGGGTGGGTGTGCGGTATTGGTTTTGCTTGGATATTTGTGCTTAACCCGATACTTCAATGGGGGTTAGCTTTGTATGGCATCAATGCTGTATTACCTCAACTACAAACAGATGTACTAATGGAACTAACTATTGCACTACTTGGCCTTGCGGGTCTACGCTCTTGGGAAAAGGCTAAGGGCCTAACACAGTGAGGTTATCAGAACACTTTACCTTGGAAGAAATGACGAGGTCGCAGTTAGCTGCACGTCATGGTATAATAAATAAACCCAACGACATACAGTTGGAGAACTTAAAAACATTAGCGAAAGGAATGGAACTTGTTAGGACTAAGCTTGATAGTTTGCCTATTATTGTTAGTAGTGGTTTTAGGTGTGAAGCTCTCAACGATCTTCTTGGATCTAAAAGGACCAGCCAACATATTATGGGTCTTGCTTGTGATTTCACTTGTGATCGTTATGCTCATGTTGGACGAGTATTCGAGGTAATCGCAGACTCCTCTATTCCTTTTGACCAACTGATATTAGAATATGATTCCTGGATACACATCTCATTCCCACCCGAAGGTGCGGAACCTCGAAGACAGATGTTGGTAATCGATCGTGAAGGCGCAAGGATTTATAACCGTTAGTTTCATTGAACATCTTTACAATACATTCCGTATTCATAAACCATTCCAAGACTTTCCTGATAGCATTCATGTTGAGTTTGAAGTTGTCTACAATCATGATTGTATCGGAGAGTACACTCCTGAACCGCACCGTATACTCATCTCTACCAAGTATTGTAAGACCCTCGAAGCTGTTATCTATACCGTACTGCATG